CAAAGTCATACTGCCCGATTTCAACGCCCTTCTTCACAATCGTCCTTCCGTTCGGATTGATCCCCTGACGTTTCGGCCCATCTGTTCTTAATGGGTTTTTTTTTGTTGATCCATTCCGCCAATACTTTGTTCTATGCCGCAGTTCCACTTCTGGCCAATTTGCCATGACCCTACACTCGCTCCACCTCGGACCGTTTGAGGGAACCTTGGTGGCGAATTCCATCCCTCAAATGCCTTTAGCCTGCCGGCGGTCCACCGGCAGGCTTCTTTTTTTCACTTCTTCGCACCAACACACGCAACCAGCAGCGCCTCGAGCTGCCCCTCCCATTGCTTGCGCTGCAGGTGATCCCGCCACACCCGGTCGACGGCCGAGCCGTTTGATGGCGCGAGCAACTCTGTATCGGTCAGGAAAGCAGGCTCAGCCGGCACCGAATCGATGCACGGCACCGGCACCTCAATTTTCGTCTCTACAGTTTCCGTATGGACGACAGGAGAGGTCGGCGCAGGCGGTGCCGAGCCGCAACCGGGAATAACAAGCAGCGTGCTACAGAGCGCTACGCAAACGATCGAGTGCCGCATCGCATGTCTCCGACTGGTTGGATGGATCCTGAATGCGCCTGGAAAGCGCGTCGATCTGCTGCTGGTACGCCTGCGCCTGCGTCGCTGCCTTCGCCTGCGCGGCAGTTGCAGCGGCCCTGACCGCGCTCGCCTCAGACGCGGCTTGCGCCACCGAGGCCGAGCACGCTCGCACGCCCGAGGCCGCCTGGGCGAGATCCGCCTGAGACGTCGTGAGCTGCGAACGGAGCGTACCGATCGACTGATCGTCCGCCTGCGCCTTCTGCTGCGCCGATGTGTAGTCCGATCGGACACTGCGCAGCTCGAAGAACTGCACGGTGCACGCGATCGCAAGCACGACGGCGACGAGGCCCGCGACCACGGTCGCGATACGACTGGTGATTTCTGTCATTGCCTTTCCCCCTGAATGCGACGAAGCCCGGCATCGACCGCCTGATCCAGCACGCGTTTGCCGCCCCAGCTCGCCAACGTGATCGCGAGCGCGGTCAGTGGCGCCGGCCATCCCCTCCACTCGCAAAAAAAGAACGCGGATAACCCAGCGACGATCGATGCCGTGATGACACTGCCGATCTCGATCGCCGCCGAACGTGCCGGCGGATCGCTTGATGCGAAACGCTGGAATGTGCTGGCCGTGCCGCCGATCAAGGCCAGAAACACAGCCAGCACCAGCGACGCCGCCGGAATGCCCGCGAGCCCGTCGGCCAACGCGGTCTCCGTCTGTCGAACCATTGCGTACGCCGCTGCAGCCCAAAGCAACGCGCACCCTCCCCATCCCCATTGAATCAATCGGCGCACGTTACCCCCCGTTTTGCCTGCGTTTCCCGATAACCGAGCAGCAGCCCGAACAGCGCCATGCCCACGTAAAAAACCACTTGCGCTGCGTTGATGAAATACGCGCTCGCCGCGAATATGGGCGTCACGTAGCAGGCCGCCGTGGTCACATAAAGCCAGTGCCGGCGGGTCTGCGCCCAATGAAATACGTATCGGTCCGGCAGCCAGTCATTGATCGCCACGTCGATCGCCACGACAAGGGCAAGTGCTGCCGTCCCTGCCATGACGACATAGCCCCAGAATCCATCGCGCGAGAGCATCACCGACGTTGCCGAGCACGGCGCGGCAAATGCCGACACCGCGATGTAGATCGCCATGTATGCGTAGATGAGCCGGGCGAGTGCATCGTTTTTCATGCGGCGAGCCTCGCGTGATTCGCGCCGAGCTGGAACAGCACGCGTTCCGCCTCGCGCCGTTTGACCAGCCCCGCCAGCACGACGCCGCCTGCCTTGTTCCAGCGGGCGAATTCGGCAATGGCGCCATCGGTGTCACCGGCGTTCAGCTTGCGCAACAACGTCGACGTGTCGAAGTTGCCGCTGCCGATGTTGAACACCAGATCGACGAGTGCGTCGTACTCTTCCTGATTCAAAGCAACTTTGACGTCACGCTTGACAACGGCCTCGGCGCCGCGCACGTCCGCACGCAACCAGTCGACGGCCATATCGCGCGTGACGACCATTCCGTAACGCACGTCCGGCCCGGTATGCCCCCATCCGCCGGTCCACGGCGCACCGCTCAAGGCGAGCAGATCACCAGGGATCGACGCACCCTGCAGCGTTTTCTGCCAGAGCCCGCGAGCCTGCAGCGCCTTCGCGAGTGGCGAGGCCGGATCCGGATACGCGAACAGCACCAGCGTCTCCGCGTTCTCCGTGAGCGACAGGCCCTGATCGGAATATTTAAGGTTCTCGTTCAAACGATGCCCCCAATAAAAAAGGCCGCGCCGATATGCGATCGGAGCGGCCGAAAAAAAACCGCCCTGCGGCGGTCCAGATAACGTCTTTGGAATTTCAGCTAGCGCGCGAAACAGAGCAACCCAAGCAGCCCACCCGACAGAGTCGCCGCGACATCCCACACGGACACGTCACCACCCGTAAAGTGGTCAAGCAACTCCTTCGCAATGGCGACCAGGATCACGACCGCGATGCCGACCTGCCACGTCACCAGGTGCGCGACGGCAAACAGCAGCACACCGGCGATAACGTGCAGGCACTTGTCCTGCGGGATGGCACGCATGATTGCAGCCTCAATAGATCGAAACATTGAACTCCCCCTTCTTAAGCGCGAAATGCGCGGACATTCTTGATATAGGCGTCGCCGATAAAGCTGGAGACGGTGACGTACAGCCTGAAGCTCGTGGCGTAGGGCGGAATCGTCTGGATCCGGTGATCGATGCCCATGGCCCGGTTTCGACCGGCTGCTAGATTCGGCAATACCGGATCGGCGTAGGCATCGGCCATCTTGTAGGTGGCACCGAGATCGGCGCCGACCTGCGTGCCGCCGGTGTCGTAACAGCGCATGAAAACCCGCACGTTGAGATCGCCCGTCGTGCCGTTAGCGAACACGTCGCAGCCGGCGCAATAGGTCTCACCCGGTTTGCACGGAATGCTGTCGTTCGAATGCAGGGTGATCGTCGAATTGGCGGACGTGCCGTGCAGGTGCAGCGACTGTCCGAGCGACGGCGTCGTCTGGATGTCACGCACGTCGACGTCGACCAGCCCGGGGTCGCGCGTCCAGTTCGTCAGCGCATCGGCGCTTGTACCTATCGCGTTCGCAAGAAAATCGTAGTCGCGAATGAGCGAGCGTGAGCGCGTTAGCACACCGTAGTAGCCCTCCTGGATCGTTCCATCCAGCGCGTGAATCAGCACGTTGTCACCCACGATGGGTGTGTCCGCCAGATAAGGGCGCCACAGATACCTTAGCGACGTACCGAAGGCAGCCAGACGGACCCGGTTCGCCGCATTGCCGTCGATGAGCTTGCGCGGCGACGCGATCACCGAGGTATCGACGTAGTGCGTCGGCAGGATCTCGTGCCCCTGCATCGTCAATTCCACGCGCTCGCCGCTCGCCGTCGCGTCAAACCATAGGCCGTCGAATGCCTCGGAGTGGCCGCCCTTGAAAAGAAAGCGTGAATAGCGGCCGAGCGCATCGATTTTGAACGGCGTCGCGTGGTAGTCAAAGGAACAGCCGTTGAATTCGTAGCTGTAGCCGTCACAGTTGTGATACACGGCATTGTTCGCCGCAGCGAACGTGCAATCGTTGAACGCCATGCGCTCGCCACTATTGACGACCGGTGTGGCGCTGCTCACGTACAGATTCTCCGAGCCATTCTGCTCGAACCGGCTGCGCTCCCACGTGATCAGGTACAGATTGATCGGGTCATAGCGCAACGCGCCACGCCAGCCCGTCACAATCACGTTACGCCCGCCAGTGTCGCGAATATCGCTGGACTCGATCGTCGTGTTGCCCACGCGGACGCCCCAGCCGGTCGACGTCGCCTTGCCCGGCCCCAGCACGACAATCGAACCGGCACCGCCGTCAAGAAAGGGCGCCACCGACGCCCACTTCGCATCGCCCATCTGAATGGTCTTCTGCTCGTTGCGCATTACGATGCCGTCCTTGGCCACGTCGAGCGTGCGAAAGTCGAGCAGCACGACACCCTTCGATCGCATCCTATGCCAGGGCATCAGGTTCAACGTATCGGTCAGCTTGTAGATACCCGGTGGTACGTCAATTACCGGCGCGGGATAGGGACTCCCCTGTGCCATAACCAGCGCCGTAACCCGTGCAATTGCCGCCTTGAACGCTGCGGTGGAATCTGCGGCACCAGCCGGATCGGCCTCGTAGCGCGCGACGCTTACCGACTCGTTAAGGATCGCTGCGAGCGTTTGCCGCACCGTGCCGTCGCCGGCCGCCAGAAAACCAATGAGCGCTGCCCCGCCATCTCCCGCGAGCACCCGGTCGTCGACAGCATGGGCGACCATCGCGACGCCCTTGCCGGCGTCCGGACTCGCCAGATCGCGATCGTCGACGGCGTGAGCGACCATCCTGACGCCCTTGTCGGGATTCGCCAGATCCTCGACCGTTGCGCCCTGATGCACCCCGATTCGACCGGCCGCCAGATCCGCTGCAATGTCATTCGAGACGAACTCCGCCGACGACAGCGCAACGTATGTCACGCCACCAGCGACGACAATATCCTTCATCGCGAGCGTCATGCCGGCGACCCAGTCTCCACGCACGTTGTATGCCTTGAGCGTGGCGACGGCATTCGCCATCGTCGGGATTGCGCCGCCCTCGGTCTGTACGGTGGCATCCGCCGCACCGTGGACCACCTGATGCGCGAGGTCACAGTCGACCGACAGGCGGTCAATCTTCTGAATTGTGGAAAGTGCCATGCGTGGGTTTCCCGGTAGAAATAAAAAAGACCGCGCTCTGGCGGCCTCCATGTCGTGCTTTAGCTGGTTACGCGGGACCACCGCCATCCCCCGGACCGCTATCACCACCCGGCGGCGAAGCAACAACCGGCGTGCCGGCCGAAACACTGCCCCACGAGTTATAGGCATAGGCGGTATAGGTCTTGCCATCCGGGTCAAGCGTGCAGGTTCCGGCCGTGCTGTCGCATACGATGAGTCCGTCCGGATCCGCGACACGATAGCCAGCGACGTCTGGATAGCCCGTCACGCTCATCGACAAAGTAACTGTGGTGTCGCCACCTGTTACCGTCACGGTCGGTGCGGGTGGGGGCTGGTTCGTGACGGTGATCGTGCCGGGATTACCCAGACCAGCGATGTTGCCGGCCGCCACCTTCACGTCGAACGTGCCGGCGACGGCGCCATAGAACTTCGCCTGATCGAGCGTCCACGTGAAGTTCTGCGCCGTGATTTCTGCGCCGTACTTGATGACGCCCCCCACCACCACGCTCACGTCGAAATAATCGACGTCTGGCAAGCGCTGGATTTCGACCGACAGCTGATTACCTGCAAACGGCTCGCGCAGTGTGAGCACGGGTGGTGCAGGCGGATACCTGAACTCATCCACCGTGCCGGTCCAGGTAGCGAACGGCCCCGGCAACCCGCTTGCGCCGAAAGCACGCACCCGGAACTCCCACGCTCCAAGCGCGATAGGCACCGTGAGAACGTTGTTCGTTGAGGTGCCGAGTTTTGACCAGGTGACGCCAGCATCGAGACTGCCCTGATACTCGTACAGCAATGCACCTGCTGCCGGCGACGCGGTGATCGAAACGTAGCCGGGGGTAATCTTCGAATTCGCCGTCACCTGCGCGACTATTGGCGCATGCACCACACCTGGCAGCAGCGACGGCGAGACTGGCGGGGGCGGACTCAGCCCCGTTTCCGCCGTATGGGGGCTATCTGCGTTGTTGACGAAAGTGAGCTCGACCTGCCCGTCACGAGGTGTTGCATTGATCAGCCGGACATCCTGTGTGATCTTGTCGAGCGCCGGGCCGAAAGCAAAGCGGGTTGGCTCTTCGGAAAATCCATCGCTGAAATCGAACAGATCTGGCAACGGGTCGACGAGTACCATCGACAGGCCATCCACATCACCAGCTGGCAGCGCGACACGCAGCGCGACCGTCGGCACGCCATTGCGTTGCGCGAACCGGACGTAGTGCTGCGCGCCGGCAGTCCATTCGAGCTGTTCATTCACGACGACGGTCGTCCCGTTGAAGCTCTCAACGGTGCCCGAGATACCCCACCTGGGCAGATCGTGAGAGATCGCCACGAGATCTCCGTAAAGCGGGATGAGACCGTCGAGCTCCGTCGTGATGGCGACTGTCTTGCGCTGATCGCGGTTCGCATAGGCCTTATAAATCCCTTCGCGAAACGCCTGCGCACGCTTGGTCGGGCCGACCATCTGGATACGCTTTTCAACTAGCGCCGGTGAGCCGGTCGGGATGCAACTGACGTCCTGCCACGACCACGTCGTTTCATCCATATATTCGATGGTGACGTAGTCCGGCGAATCCGCGCTGTAGAACCCATACTCAGCAGAAAACGAGCCGGCGACGATGTTGTCGGGCGTATAGATTGCCGTGCGTACCGTTTTGAGCTCGTCTCGCACCACGCTGATCACGCCACCGAAGTACATCGGGATCGCGCGACCAGCATTGCAGATCGTCGTCAGCGCGTCCCAGAATGTCCCTTTCGCATCGAAGACGCCGTTGAATTCGTCACCGCGCGATGCCCACACACCAGCCAGCCGGACCAACGTATCAATATCGAGCCGCCTGTCGGGCAGCCCGAGGCTGTAGTCGGTATTGCGCACCGCATCCGCAATTGCCCAGGCTGGATTCGTCGTCGGCGTCGGATCGCTCCAGCCGCTGCCAGTCCAGACCGGCAGCTTTCGCGTACCGATCACATGCACGTCGTGCGCGGTGCTCGAATTGAGCGAGTTAGTCGCACGCGCACGCATCGCAAGCAACGTCACGTTGCCGTAGTAACGTTCACTCGGCAGATAGGCGCGCAAGGTCGCCCACTGGATGCGGTTTTGCGCGCGCGTGTCTGTGTTCAGATTGGTCGTGCGACGCATACGCACTTCATAGCGCGCAGGCGTGACGCTGTATCTATACGAGATCGCCTGCGGCTGCGCCGTCGCCATGCTGATCACGCGCGTGTCGAGCTCGATCCAGTCGGAGGTCGCCGCCCCTGCATCGTCGATCTGACGGACCTGCGCCTCGAAGGTCAGCGACAGCGTCGACAACGAGCCGTCGTCGGCAGCGTAGAACAGGCCCGACGGCAGTGTGATGTCGATGCCGATAAAGTTCGCCGAGCTGCCCGCCGGGTTTGCTACGAACGGACCTACCCAGTCCCCGCTGTCGTTCGGCGCCAGCAGCTCCACCCCGCTGACGGCGTCGCTCGTGACGACGTTGTCGGGAAAGAGTGTCACCGCCTGATTCGGACCGACAATCTCGTAGTCGATCTCACTGAAATTCGAGATGTCGGTATCGCCGATCAGGACCTGCTCGATCGCGAGCTCGCCCTGTGTGATGCAAAAAAGCTCGTACAGGTAAAGGTCGTTACCGATGTACTCGGTGTATGGCGTCGCCGCGAGATCCGGGGTCATGTTCATCCGGCCGTAGAGCACAGGAATTGACTCCAGAAGCCGCGCGGTGTTGCCGCTCGCATTGAGCGCGTATGTTGGGCTGGCCGTCGTTCCCTGCGCCACACTCGCGGTCTTGGCCGGCACAATGGCATTCACGAGCATTGAACCAGCCGCCATGATGGCCATCGACACGCCAGCCTGTACCGCCATCATTCCGGCCGTCACCGTGCCGGCCGCCACGCCAGTCGCCGCGCCATATGCAGCAGCGGCTGCTCCGCCCGTATAGACGGAGGCGACCGCCACGGCAATCAGCAGGATGGCCTGCAACGGATTGGAGCCACCGCCCCCCTTAGGTACAGGGATGATCTGGACAATCGCCCCATGCGGAATTTCCCGATCCCAATCCCCACGCAACCAGTAATCGTTGTCGATACGGATTATCGACTGCTCCGTGTCGATGCCCATGAGCTGCGTCCACGCACGTGGCGTTGTCGGCGAATCGATCGCGCAAATCTGCCGACCCTGCGCGTGGCAATACGGATTGACCGCCCGAACAACGGTCGCCTTATACGAAGCGGTACCAGCTAGCACGTGGATACCCCACCCTTCTTAATTTTGTCCGGTCGGTGAAGATGACACCGACGCCTTCCTGCGAATGCAGCACGCCACCGCCGTCGAGATCCAGATACACGCCAACGTGCGGCCGGTCGCCGCCACGTAGCAACACGCCACAACCGTGTACTGGCTGTTCGATCACCCGCCAGGCAGCCGAATCCATCTGTGCCCGGTACAGGTCGCGACGCTCATCTGGCAGGCTGGGGAGGTCCGGCAATGTCAGACCGAAGTGACATAGCTGCACCCACCGCAGCAACCCCCAGCAATCGAAGCTGTCGGGGCCGCGCGCACCATCCGCCCAAGGCCGGCCGATATACTGATTGGCGTCGTCGTTGGTCATCGCACGAGCCCCGGAAAATCGTCCGGCCGGTAGACACGCGACGGAAACGGACTGTTGTTGATATCCGTGAGCGTCGCGGTCGC